TTAAAGGCGCACCACAGTCCGAGCAGGTATCCGCAGAAAGTTCAGCTTCATCTAAGTCGTAACCACAAGCCGAACACACCACTTCTATTTCGTGGTGCGGTTCAATTAATCCACCTTCCAGTGTGCGAGCGGGAATAGTCTGTTTCATATTATTGGACTACTTCTTTAGCCAAAGACTCTTTAAGCATATTAAAGAAAGCTTGTTTACCCACATTGAGCTGGTCTATGTTGAATTGCGCTGAGTTAATCTTGCGGTCTAAGTCAATGCAATGGTTAAAAATAGCCTGTTGCTCTGGGGTTAAGTCTTCGTACTGGTACTCTACATTGTCGATAGTAATGGGTGTTTTTTTGTTTTCCATTAGTTTTCTCCTAGGTTGGTTGATAAAATTAAACTGCTGCGTTTTCAAACGGGGTTAAATCGTAGCCAGCGTAGTAGTCACCCTTAGCAATTTGAATTTTTAAATGCTCGACATTACGCTTAACTGTATCTGCCCAATCTTCGTCAGTCATCTTTTCAGGTTTGCCAGCGTTGAGTAGGTCACAACTATCTAATGCCGCACGATAACTTCTTGCCACTTCTTCTTCTTTTGTAATTTCTACCATGTCAAACTCCTTTTAATAATCTAGTTAATCCAATAACGGTAATGCCGTATTTTGTTGCGTCTTTGTTAATCCAATTAGCAACAGTTCCGTATGGTTTATTTAAATACAAAGCCAAATCATTCACACAATTAAACCTTTGTCCATTATATTCAACAGTTTTTGCCATGTGGTGCTTGCCGCCTTGCTTGGCTTGTGAAATTAATGCCCTAGTTTTTGGACTATTTTTTCTTAATTTGCCAGCTTCACTTACTTTTTTGCGGTGTTCTTCACTTAATGGCTTACCTTTGTTAGCTTTTAATAGTGCTTCTTTTGTATGTTTTAGCATCGGTTTACCGTAAGCATGGTGCTTTTCACCTAGCTGTGCTTTTGTTATTTTGCGTTTTGCTTCTTCGGTATGACGATAACCACTAGGTCCTTCACCACCATCAGTTTTGTTGGATAACTTAACACCTAAACGCTTTAATTGGTCAATCCGCTCTTGTTCTGCCAAAAACACCAATTCTTCATCTTCATGCCGACATACTTCACGAACAGTAAATCCACCAGCCTTACGCACAATGCTGTTCCAATGGGCATTTCTGCGGTGTTTGGAGTGCATACGCTTGTCCGTACCTTTGCCGACATAAAAAACGGCATTGGTATCAGGGCGGATATGTTCGTAGATATAAAGCATTAGGCATCGTAACTGCGCTGTACTTCTTGTTCAGGTGTTAGTTCTAACATTCTATGCTCCGTTAATTTGTGCTTTAAGTGAATCTACTTCTGCTTTGAGTTCTTGGATTGCTTTCATTAATGCGTATTGCAAATCTGTTTGATAGATAGATAAACGCAATTTTTCAGGTTCATTTTTATCAGCCCAGTTTGATTCGTTTACCAATTCAGGTGCTACAGCTTGAACATCTTGTGCAATAACACCAAGATTTAAATCTGTATCTGTTTGGTCGTTATATAAAAATGTTTTAACAGGAATAGCACAGATTTTGTCAAGATAGTTGCCAGCTAATTCAATATCTTTCTTTTCACGCTGGTCTGATAAATTAGAATTGTTTGCAGAATAATTAGCAATACCGCCATTAGAACGAACAGTCATTCTAGTAGTGGTTGAATCGTCACATCTAAAAAATTCATATCCTGAACTATTTGGTGAAGCTGCTGTATAGACAACTTTTTGACCATAAGGTGTTGCACCGCCATTTGTAACAGCCAACACAAGGTTGGTTACACTAGCGTTAATTGTTGCAGGAACACCAACATCATAAGGTGTAGTAGTTCCAAAACATAAAGCACCAGCAGAAGTAATACGCATCCGTTCTATATCGTTAGTTCCAAAAGTAAGTGGCACAGCTGCAGTAGTTTGCAATGCCCCTACGCTATCTGTATGTTGCATAACCAAGCGACCACCAGCACCACCTGTTGTTCTTGCAACTGATAATAAACAATTTGCACTTGCTTTTTCAATTTGCAATCTGTCGGCTGGGGCTGTATTTCCAATGCCTACATTACCACTAGAATCAATACGCATCCGTTCTGCATTGCTTGTTGAAAAAGCAATATCCCCTGATGATGCACGATACATACCAGTATTACCATCTACTGTAAATGTTGGGTTTGCAGCAGTACCAGCACCACCTCTATACCAGCCTGATGTTAAAGCGTTGCCAGTAAAATTTAATTGTTGTGTAGGACTACTAGTACCAATACCTACATTACCACTAGAGTCAATACGCATCCGTTCTTGACCGCCACTACCTCCACCACCGCCAGTAGCAATTCTTACAATACCACTAGAAGCAGTATTTCCGTAAGAACCAAGCGTTGCAATATTAGAACCATACTCAAGATAAAGTTTATCGGTTTGGTTAGCAGATAAAGCACCGCTTACTAACAGACCCCCATTAACATCCATTTTTGCACCAGTGGGAGCAGAGGAGCCAATACCTACATTCTGACTAGCGTTAATAGTGACCGCTGCGGTACTGCCCGTTTGTAATTGAAGAATAGCCGAAGTGTCAGCGGTCTGAACCAATCCTGCGGACGAACTGGCATTTATAATCGTGGTCATTATTTAGCTCCTTCTAATACTGCGATTCGTGCAGCTTGTGCATCTACGGTTGCTTTGAGTTCTTGGATTGCTTTAATCAAAGGCATTACAAACATTTCGTAAGAGATACCTTGAATAGCGCCTTGTTCATCTGATGTTACGCTCCAGCCAGCGAAGTCTGTAATGTTGTGATTGTCTAATGTTTCCTTAACTTCTTGAGCAATCAAACCATACATCTTGTTTTGATAAAGCGGTTCTGTCTGTGAAGCATCATAGTCAGACATGGATTGGTCAAGTTCAGCAGGTGCTTTCCACTTATAGCTTACTGTTCGCAAGTCATTAATAAAGTTAAGACCAAGTTCTGTGTTGGTAGTAATCTCTTTTTTAAGTCTTACATCAGAGGAACGAGTCCAAGAAGCGTTAGCACTAAATTGGTTGTAAACCCTATTAACACCACCACCTTGTCCAAAGGTAAAATAGTTGTCACCAACCCCTGTTACGTCATACCCAATAACAATTTGATATGATGCGCTAAGACTATTTGTATCTGTATATGCACCAATAAGTGTGTTTCCAGAACCAGTGGTTAATGAAACATCATTATTACCTGCTTCAATCCCAATTAAAACATTACCAGTACCAGTTGAAACCCCAGAACCAGCTAATCTACCTAATGCAGTATTATGACTTCCAGTTGCTGCAGTCAATGCTTGCGATCCGATTGCTGTATTATTAGATACAGCAACTTGCGTGGCTAGTGCATTAAAACCAACAGCAGTATTTGATCCGCCTGTATTATTAGTACCAGCACCATAACCAATCATGGTGTTATTGCTTTGGATAGTACAGGCATAATTGGCTTGGTAGCCTAAAGAAGTGTTACCTGTACCTGTGGTATTAAAGTAGCCAGCTTGAGCGCCAACAGCAGTAATTCCGTTTGCTGCACCTGTGCCACCGTTATCGTTGTAATACATGGCTTGATAGCCAATAGCGGTGTTATTTTGTGCAACACGGTTGTTATATCCAGCTTGATAACCTACTGCTGTGTTATTAGATGCGGTGGTGTTTGAGAATAAAGATTGATAACCAAATGCGCTGTTAGAATTACCAGTTGTGTTTGCTTTTAATGAAGTTTGCCCAAAAGCGGCATTAGCACTTCCAGTTGTATTTAATTGCAATGCTTGAGTGCCAAAAGCATCTACTCCACCAGTCGTATTACTATAACCAGCTTGATAGCCTGTTGCGGTGTTATAAGATGCGGTGGTGTTTGAACGAAGTGCATCTTGACCTACTGCTGTGTTATTAGATGCGGTGGTGTTTGAACGAAGTGCATCTTGACCTACAGAAGTATTGCTTGAACCAGTTGTATTAACTAACAAGCCATTAGTTCCTAAAGCCGTATTAGAAAACCCAGTTGTGTTTGCATTGGCAGCGTTATATCCAACTGCTGTATTTGCCCCAGCACCAGAATTTGAACCAGCTAAAGCACCAAAACCTACGGCTGAATTTCCAATTCCTGTAGCTACAGCACCACCACCCTTACCAACAGTAAGACCTGATATAGAAGCATCGCCTGTGACTGTCAGGGTTGCAAAAGATGGTGAGCCACCTGATACGGCTAGAGTTCCCGTAGTGGCTGGCAGGGTAAGAGTTACCGTTTGGGCATCGGTTGCTTGGACTGTGGCTTGACCAGAGGTAGCGCCTTGTATGACTAATGGCATGATTGTAGACCTTTATTCCGAATAAATTCTTTTGGTAGTGGTTTGTTTACAGAAGCATAAAAGTCAATACACTTTTGGTCTGCTTCTTGTTGAGTTACAAAATAACCTAAATGTTTTCTTTTGCCATTGTAGGTTACTCTTGCTTTGAACTTGCCTTTTTGCCCTGTGCAATTGTCAAAGTGCCAGCGTTTCATTGTAGTAATACCGCCAACAGTTTGGCAATGTGGGCAAGTAACAATATCGTGTTTAATGCCAGTTAACTTTTTGCTTAAATATTGTTTTCTTTCTTCTGAAAATACAACGCCATAAGCGCCTTTGCCACCTTTTGCTTTGTTTACTAACTTGTATTTCATATCAGTAAAACAATCAATTAGCAGTCTTTCGTGGTCAAAAGCCTCTTCTTCTGTATCCCAGTTAGCAAGTATCTGAATTTGAACTCCTTGATTTTGCTTAACTGCTCTACGCCAGTCATGGCTTCTATCAGAAAAAGAATACGCTCTGTCCCCTACACCTTTACCAATGTAGAAGATTTTTCCTTTTGGAGTTAAATGAGCGTATGTATAGTGCATTAGAGAATCACCCATCTCTGTCCTGACGGAATTGAAACCGTGATACCCGAATTTATTGTAATTGGACCTACTGATTCTGCATTGTATCCAGTAGTAAGTGTGTAGTTTGTAGTGACAATTGCTTGATTCTGAACGAATACTTGGTCGCCACCACCGCCAGTAGCTCCACCGCCTAGTTGACCCCATACACCACCTTTGTAACCCTCAAACTGAACATTGGTGCTGTTGTAACGAATCATGCCGTTTACTGGGCTACCTGAACGCTCTGCTGTAGTTCCTGCTGGGATCTTAACTTGCCCAGTACCCGTATAGGTAGAATCAGCACCGAATGTAGATGCACCTGTAACTGCTAGGGTTCCTACTGATAAATTAAGAGCAGCCGTTGTTACTTCAACTACGTTTGTGCCGTTGTTATAAACAAACATCGACTTACCTGCGGGAACGGCTATGCCTGTACCTGTCGTGTTTTTTACTGTAGCTGCATCAGCTAAACCGTTATTAATTAAATACAGTTTTTCAATTTGACAGCCTGATCCCAGAATAAGGTTTCGTGCGCCACCTGAAGTGCCTGTGAGGTTTAAACGCAGATTACGAGCAGTTTGAGCAGCATTTGTATCTGTTAGGGTGATGGTAACGTCTGCACTTGAAAAGGCGACATCTGCTGAACCTGTAATAGCTTCGTTAACCGCAATTGAAAAGTTGTTGTTTGTGGTCGATCCCCAGCTGCCAGTTTGGTCACCTGTGCCGATAAGCTCTATTTTTAGGTCACTATATGTAGATGCCATAATATCCTTATGCTGCTATTTCCACCCAGTTTGGGCTTTGTGTGTCAATAATATCAGTCCAAGTCGGTGTTTGTCCATCATTGATAGTCGCCCAATTTGGTGTTTGATTGTCATTAATGGTTATCCAAAATGATACTGTTCCGACTTGCCCTGTTGCCTGTACGCCAACTAAATTTACACTGACGTTCGTAAATACTAAAACCGATCCTACGAACCCAGTAGCCTGAAGTCCAACTACATAAACAGGGATAACGACATTGCCTATCTGTCCTGTTCCCGCTACGCCTGTTACGTTAACTGAGGCGCTTTGAATAACAACGACTGAACCGACTTGCCCAGCCCCAGAAACGCCCGTTACACCTACAATAGCACCAGCCTGTACCGCAACGCTTCCAACACTTCCTGTGGCTTGTAAACCTGTTACAGGGACATTAGCGGTGCCATTTGCCGCTACGCTACCAACTGAAACTGTCCCAACGACTCCTGTTACATTAACGACTGCATTGGCTTGTACAAGAACGCTTCCGACCTGTCCAGATGCCTGTAAACCCGTTACATCAACAACTGCCGTTCCGCTTACGGTAACCATGCCTACAAATACTGTTCCTGCCACACCTGTTACGTTTACAACAGCTGTTCCGTTTACAGTCACAGACCCAACTTGTCCAGACCCAGAAACACCTGTAACCGCTACGTTTGCACCCGCCTGTACCGAAACGCTACCTACCGACCCTGTTGCCTGTAGACCTGTAACGTCAACAACTGCTGTACCTGATACTGCAACGCTTCCTACCTGCCCTGTACTAGAAACGCCTGTTACGCTTACATTAGCTGTACCAGTAACAACAACTGAACCTACCGCTCCACCTGCTTGTAAACCTGTAACTGAAACATTAGCTCCAGCTTGAGTTGTTACAGCGCCTACTTGTCCTGTTCCCGCAACCCCAGTTAGGTTAACTACTGCACTACCCGTTACAGCAGCTGTACCTATTTGCCCTGTAGCTGATACTCCAGTTACATTAACCGCAACACTAACCGAGCCTAAGTCTGAAAAAGGCGCAGCCGAGAACGGAAAAAAGCCAAACATTTAGAGCACCACCCAACGGCTCCCCGAAGGCACCGTTATTGTCACTCCACTTGATACGACCACAGGTCCTACTGAACTAGCCGAATAGCCAGTAGGGATAGTAAAAGATGTTCCGACAGTCATGTTATTCATCATCAAGCCGTTTGAAGCAGCAAACTGAGCCTCAAAAGCTGTATCTGTTGCATCGCCATAAACCGCTTTAGGTGCTGGATAATCACAAAATACATTCTTTGTGCCAGCTGAAAAGTTTACTAACGACCCACTATTGCTAGACGATAAGACCGTGGTACGACTTAATGTTGTTCCGCTAGATGTATATGTTCCTAAGCCTACTTCCCATTCAGTACCGCCTTGGAGGACGATGGTGTAATAGGTAGTATTTCCGTTCCCGATAGCGGAAAAGGATTGAAAGCCTGTAACAGCACCAGCAAGAGTAAACGTCCCCGCACCTGTTGTGGTCGAGGTTTCGTTAACCCTGTCTTTGACAACAAGAGCCATTCTTGGCTCCTTATGCTATACGGATAATAGCGTTGGTTGCGTCTGCCGTTGGGAATACAATTGTGAACGTACCCGCAGTAGATGTCTTAGCACCGCCAAAGTCAAGTACGCAAACGGTAGGATTAGTTAAACCCAAACCAGAAGTTGGTGTGGTGTTATAAATTAATGCACCATAAGCAGTGATTGTTGCTGAAGTAAATGACAAATCAGCAAAGTCTGTAAACGCAGTAGTTCCAGAAGTTGTTGGTGTCACATTGGTCAGCGTACCGCCACCAGCACTATATGTACCAGAGTTAGCTACTTCGTTAGTTGCTGTATATGCAGTCGTAGCAGCAGTAAATGATGCTGAGTTGTCATACATAGCCAACTTAAAAGTATCGCCAGTTGAAGTTGTGAAATCGTGCGCAGCTTGCAGAATCTGCTGTTTAAAGCTGGTACACATAAAGTTACCTGTAAAAGCCATTTTGGACTCCTATTCGTCTAAAAGTTTAATTAATTCAGGATGACCAGCTTCCCTTAGCTTGTAGGCTAGTGTTACACGATCAAATTTTACTGCCTCATTCATGTAAAAAACCAATACACCACGAATATGATTACGGAAAGCGTTTGCCTGTTCCCGCACCAAAGGATGGGACTGATCCCCTACTTGAATGATTTTATCTAACGCTCTTTCAGCTATCTCTTCTGGAGAAAAGCCACCATGATCCTTAGTAAATACTTGAATTCCGCTAGATTCGCCTATTCCTTGTACATTTATCATTTTACTGGATACCTTACTTGACCGCTACGATAAGAGTCTTGACGATCTTTGGCATCGCCCAACTGTTTGAGTTCTGCCATTGCTCTGCCATAACGATCTTTATATATATTGACAGTATCTGCATCTGACTTCATAAAGTTAGCAGCCTCTAACAATGCACCATATAACAACGCAGAATCAAAGTTATCTCCCAGCCAAC